TTTTTTTTTTTTTTTTTTTTTTTTTTTTTTTTTAAGTTTAGTAAAAACACAAATTACTCATAACGAGCAAATTTGATTCCGTTGCTTCGCGAAAGACTTGGCACTCCAAACACTTTTTCGTAAGTATTTTCAAAATTGTTGTCCCCGCGATAACCTTTTAAAATTATGAAACCGTACATAAAATCAAAAATATCAGCTGAAAGGTGTAATCGGCTTGGCGGGTACCCATTTTTTGCTTCAAAGCCAGCTCGTATCCAGCATAGTTGAAGGTGTATGACATGGAATTTTAGAATTTTAAACATTTTTTACCCCATTATTTTGTTAATATTTTTTGCCTTGTCGAAAGCAACTTTCAACATATGCTCCTCTAAGCTTTCCTCGATTACTAAAAACCGAGCTTGTACCCATTTAGTTTGCCCGATGCGATCGCAACGATCAACACACTGGTCAATATCTCCGGGTGACCACGCGCTTTCCACAAAAACCACTTGGCTCGCGGCGGTCAAAGTTATCCCCACACCCGCAGCCTGTATTTGCCCAATGAAAACTTGAATCGATGGGTCGTTTTGAAAACAATCTACTGCGTTTTGTTTCTGTTTTTCAGACAACCCGCCCATAATAGCTACTGAATTTTCAGCAAAGTTTGACAAAAGCTCCGCAATAACTGCGCGATGGTGTGCAAAAACTACCACTTTATTATTACATAAAAGCAAATCTTTTATAAACTGAATTGCGAGTGGTAATTTACGCATTGCCAGCTCTTGTCGAATTTCTGCGATCTCGCCGATGTTGGGTATCTCTTTATTTTTTTTCAAAAATTCTGCAGCCAATTCGTGTTCTTTCAGGGTCAACGCCATAGTGGTGGCATCCGCTTCAAAAGCTAAAATTTGTGGTGGCATTTTGTTATTGCCAAGCACGTCTTTTTTAAGCCTGCGGATCATGCACGTCGCGCGTAATCTTTCGCCAAGCTCCTCAAGATTTGACGCACCGGAATTGTTAAAACCCCATTTATCTTGGAACCCAGCGCAGAAATGGTACTCGAAGCGGCGTTGATCTGCGTAATGCCCAAGGGCTTCTGGGCAAAAAGTTTTTAGCAGCGGGAAAATTTCTATTGGGCGATTTGGAATCGGTGTACCCGAAATTGCGATGAATTTTTTAGCCTTTTTTGCAATTGAAAAAGTCCGCTTAGTCCGTGCGGCGTTAGGGCTTTTAGTTAAATGGATTTCGTCGCCTAAAACTAAGTCTGCATTATATTTTTCAAGCTGGTCAAATACAATTCCTGAACTTAAAAGATCATAATTCACAATTACCAAGTTTGTGTCGGGATTTTCTATTTTAGCTTTAGTGCCTCTTAAGATTTCAATTTTAAAAATATCTTCTGAATCAAATTTTTTAGCTTCGCGTTGCCAATTTATTTTAAGCGAGGATGGTGAGATTATTAAAACTTTAATAGGGTTTTGACTCCCTTTAATCACAAATTCTTTAATCACAAATTTTGCAAATTCTAAAACTTGGATTGTTTTGCCCAAGCCTTGTTCGTCGGCCAGTAAATTAAAACCTTTGCGGCAAAGCATTTCTTCTACCCCAGCGTTTTGAAAATCTTTCAAATATTTTTTTTCAAAAATCCCAAAAGAGGTTGAGTAAGAAAGTTTAAGGTTGCGAGAATATTTTTCTAATTCTGGTATTTGTAAATGCGAAGCATCCATCTTCAAATAAGCTTTCCAAGCCGCATACCCGTCGCGAGCAAACCACACATTAAATTCTGGACACCATTTGAAGCCTAAAGTTTTGGCTTGGTCTCTTTCTTCAAAAGAGCATTGTAACTCATATCTGTTTCTGTCTCTGTTAAAAATGATTTCCATGTTTTAAAACGTTTTCAGTGTTAAATGTGTGTTAAAATAATAGCTTACCACGCCAGACTAACTCTTTGCTAAACAAACTCTTCAAAAAGTTTTTCCCAATTTACAATGGGGCTGCGGTTAATCTGACTTGGAAAGAGATTAAAACGAAGCCAGAACACGCCTAAACGACGTAATAAACCAAATGTTCTGGCTTCGCACAACTTGCGTTAAGTTTGTCTCTAACGAGACTCGCGCCTTCTTCTTTAGTCAGGCTGACTGAATTAAAAACCGAGTGTTGAAAAATACTTTAATAAAAAACAACACTCGGCGGAAAAATATTTTCCGAAAGTTAGTTAGGGCAGTGTAAAACTTATCTTAACGCCTTAACTAACTATCTAAAAATATTTTAGTGAGTTTGGTGGGTCAGAATTATTTTCTGTTTTTTCTAAATAGATGTGGAAAATTTCCAACCCAACCAAACTCACCTTAAAAACATTAGTTGAAGATGTTTTCTGTGCAACATCCTGCATCATTAAACTCTATTGTCAATAGCAAAAATAAAAATATTTTAAATTTTTTCTTCGGCGCCGTCAAAATAGTAGATGGTGTCTTCGCTTATTGGGCGAGAGCCTTTAACTGTAGGTTTTCGGTCTTCAATCGCACTTCGGATTTTCCAAACGGCGACACAAAAGCTCATCCAAAAAATAAAGATCAAAATCAATTCTAGCGTTTTCTTACAAAGTTTCATAAATTTTCTAAAGTTAAAGTTAAGATTGGTCTAACGTAGCCGTGGGTTGGTACTCCATCGACTCTGCGGCTTGAAACTGTCCATTTCAAAACTCGTAAAATAGCGCCAATCCTTTTTTGGGCTTTTGGGTCTAAATAGCGAATGTCAAATCCAAAGCACTTACCCCAAATATCCGATATGCGTACAAATTCTAATTTAGACGCGTGGAGCCATTCGGCGATTTTATCTTGCCACTCGTCATTTTTATACCGCGAGGCTTGTTCTGTTTCCGCTTGAAGAGCTGCTTCTTTATTATCCAAGAAAATTTCTTCGCCTCTTGCATACAAAACTAAAGCTTCTGCGTACAGCTGCGGTATTTGGCTCGCCACTTCTTTAAGCTTGATCGCCCTCATTTCAATTGGCCACATCCTGCGCGCTCCAGTTTCATCTACTAAAAATTTACTTTCATTTGTTGACGAGATTATAAGGCACTGACGCGGCAAATCACGCGGCAAGCGGTCATACGGCAGTCTTGCCCTATCTGTAGAACGGGACAAGAAAGCTTTTTGACTATTGATTTCTTTTTTGTTGAACATTGTGAGTTCGCCATTCTCAATAATCAATTTTGATCGCATTTGCAATATCACATCTTTATTTTCAATATCGCCCAACGAGTCTGAAAACCAAGCGGGTTTTAAAGCCATCAGCTTAATTAAAGTGGACTTACCAATGCCTTGTTCGCCTACAAAAATCGGTAGATAGTCAAATTTACATCCGGGTTTATATATTCTTGAAACTACAGCCACAAAAATTTTTTTGCCAACTTCGCGCGTGTAGATTGAGTCTTGTGTACCACATAAATCGGGAAAAAATCTTTCTAATCTATTTTTCCCATCCCATTTAGGCAGTGATTCCAATATCTCTTTTACTGGGTGAAATGGTCGCTTCAAAGAAACATTTCTCGCAGCTTCAATAATCTGCCCGCCGCTAGGGTCAAATCCGTAATTATTTAGAATATCGCGAATCCGGATTACGTCGTCGTCAGTGATTACGACCTCGTTCGGCGTCAGTTGTCGGGCTTCAATATCTACCTTATGAATCCACGTTGGCAGCTCGCGCCACACCGTGTCGGAAGTGAACTGGTTTAATGCCAGCTTACCGCGAAGTTCTTCTAAATTTTCCAAAAAAATTTCAGTATTTCTTGTGCCAAAATTGGCACGGGAGATCTTGCCACCGGACATAATTAACGTTTGCCGCCAATCTTTAAATTCATCTAATTCTGCGAGTTGCGCCTTGGCTTCTTTAGGCGAAAGACTTACTACGTTTTCAACGGCTGCGTTTTCATTAAAAATTGAATTGACGCTTAAGACGCCAGCACCGCTTGCCGAATAGTGATAAGCGTTGGTAATAATTTCTGCCAGCTCTTTTGCTTCTACTGGCGGGAAAACGTTTTTATTATTCCATTCAAGAAGGGGTTTAGCCATTGTTTTTGGTGATAATCCTAGATTTTTAGCATGCGCAGACATCACGTAGAGCGTGTTATTTCTATTGCCGCTACGCACCATTTGTTGGTTTGCTAAATATTTTTGAAATCTTGAGACATCTATCGGGCTGTCTGTAGCGTTACTGGTAATTTGCTCATCTTTTAAATTACCTTTGGGGCGGATTATATCCATTAAAAGATTTTCAGGCAAGTTTTTAATCTGGTTAAAATCGTTTCTAACGATGTCAAAATAGTATCGGTTGCCATTTGGTAAAGTGGATTCTGGGATAAGCACTTGGCGACCTTTGCCTTTGAATTCCAGCCCTTCGTATTTTAAATCTGCAAATCCGTTAATGATTTTAGCTTCTTTAAGCGAATTTTTATAATAAAGATGCAGCCCGCCGTTTGCGGTCTCTACAATAACCCCCGCATTAGCCACGAAATCGTAGTCATACTCTTTGGTCAAATGGTCTAAAGCTGTCCATCCTTTTTTTTCTTCTGTGTGATTGTCGATATCAATCACCACGATGTCGTCGGGTATCAAAAACCCGAGGGACTCGCAGCTTTTGCAACTTTCATCGAGTTGTGGTTGCCACATGGTTTTTTGCCAGTTGCTTTGGGTCGGTATTTTACCTTTTAGCGGGATTATCGTAAAACCAAAATCTATATAGTTTTGGGCTACTTTCAGCAATTTAATGTTTTGCATTATTTAGATTTTTTAGTTAAGGAATTAAGTCTCGCGATTTGCCCATTGGTTTTTGCCCATCTATCGATGTCTTCTGGCAAAAAATACCATTGTGCTTTTGGTGCAGTTGAGAATTTAACGGCTGGGATTCCGCCAGTTCGCGCGAGTTCGCGCAAATAGACGGGGTGTAAATTGCCCATGTATTTTGAGGCCTCTAAAAGCCCCATGTATTTTGACTTAGTTTTTTGCATTGTTTGGCTTAGTTTTTAGATTTTAGAAAAAACAGAATGCAACATTATGAGACGCGAGCTTCTATCAAGTCAATATCTTTTTTTTAATTACCTGAAATTTTTCCGGAGGAATGTTAATTTTGGGGCGGCTTTTGAGGGGCTTTTACTCGCTGGTTTTTTGGGGGCAGTTTTGGAGGGGTTAAAATCACTTATCCGCCAAGCCTCATGGCTTTCAGAAATAAATTCTTGAGGGTTGTTTTGATAGTTTAAACGCTTGGCAATGTCTTTTAATTGATCGTCTGGAGCAAAGGCCAGCAGTTCCGCGAGTTGGGTTTTTAGTGGCTGGTTATCATGCTGCACGGCGAACGCGTACAATTCCGCGAGCGTTCGCCGTGCATAGGATAGAAGTTGAGTTTCGTAATCCATAAACCTAGGCCAGCGGATCTAAAACTTCTTCTGGCGTTTCGTCTTTGATTTGCGGATAGCGTTTTGAGTGCGCCTCTACAATTAAACGAGTGATAAGTTGCGAAAAATTGACGTGTAATTCACCCGTTAATTTTTCCGCCATTTTTAAAACTTCTGGCCTTACTGAAACGTATTTGGCCAGTGAGATTCGCCCTTTTATATTCATTTTATTTCCTTTTTTTTAGTTTAATTTAATAATTCAATTTCAAGCCCGTTTTCACTGGCACGCCAGCAAAAAAAGCCTAAAAAAATTCCGCGAGTGTAACCTTGCAAAATTTGCCTTTCAAGGCTCGCGCCATGATCTTTTAAAATCTGGTCTATCCTTTTTTTAGTATCCATATTTTTTTTAAAGTTTTTTAAAGTTTTTTAATGTTGAGACGAACTGATTAAACCAGCTCTTTTAACCGCCAGCGGCGTCACTGCTGGCGGTTATTTAAGATGGTCTAATCACTGCCCTTTAGTTTTAGATATTCTTCTTTGTAGCAACGCTCAATTTCTGCAAAATTAAAAAAATGGCAACCAACCCTAGCATTGCCTTTAGCGTCAATTTGATCCACCTTAAATTTACCATCCAATAACATTTTATTTGAATAGTTAGCCTCAAAATTTTTAATAGAGTGAGATTTAGCCACTTTATAAAGTAGAAGCGCTTCTAAAATTGGCACTGTTACGCCTTGGCTGGTTTCTATAGTATTTTCTTTTGAGTTGTATCTTATGAGGTCACCATTCTTATTAAAGCTTTTTGCGTCTTGAGAAAGCCAACTTTTTTTAAAAGTTCTAAAATCTTCAATTTCAGATAAGATTTTGGCTTTTTTAGCTTTGAGTTTTTTCTTTAAGTCTTTGGCCGCCGCTTTCTCTAAAATTTCAAGCCCTGCCGGGTTAATTTCAATTTTTAAAAGCTTTTTTAGCTGAAGTGGTAAGTCTGCTTTCTTTATTAAATCGTACTCAATCAGGCGTTTTAAATTGTTTGAAATTGCCACAATTTCTAATTTGTAGTCCCCTCTTGTATTTTCCTTTTTTGCTTTCGCTAAATTTTGGAACTCAAATTCCAATTTGGAAACGTAACTTTTAATAATGTTTTGGGTTGTAAATGGGTTTCCAAAACCATCAGAACGGCAGCCATGCCCGCACCAAAGCCCTACGATTGCCACCCCGCTAAACGCCATTCGGGCGAGGTACTGATGCTTTGTTGTCGTGTTTGAGTATTTTGCATCGTTAAAAAGGCAAGCTTCAGCGCCTTTTTTTGACTTGATTTTTTTCGCTATCAATTCTCGATAGCTGAAAAGCTCGCCGCCCGTGTAGTGGTAACTGCCGCGGGCAGCGGTTCCACCCTCGCCTTGGTTCGCGTACGCCCAAGCGTGGCTAAGTTCTCGAATGCTCTTGTGCGTTTTCTTTTTTGTGTAAATTGACATATTTTTTTTATTTTTAAAGTTTTTTAATGTTGAGACGAACTGATTAAACCAGCTCTTTTAACCGCCAGCGGCGTCACTGCTGGCGGTTATTTAAGATGGTCTAATCAATAAATGATTTTAAGGCGGCTTCCCCGTCTTTTTGTGCTTCGTTGTAATCTAAAAAGCCCGCGCAACTGTCCAAACATTTGCCTGAAATTGTATTAATTACACTCCATTGGTACACGTCTCCGGCAATATATTTTGAGTAACTTTTGATTTCATGTTCTAATAGATTTTGCAACTCTTGGTCTGTCAAACCCTCCTCGCCTTTTTTAGCATAAATAAAACCTATTTGCCCGCTGTCCCAAGGGCAACTGAAAGGTTTTGTTGAAAGGCATAGCCCGCTATGATCCATCATATATACGGGCAAAATTAGTAGCTCTTCCCCCGCGTGCTGGCTTTCTATTTTTTCGCGCGCTTCCACCCAACTTCCACAGTCTTTGATTGAGAATGGCGCTTGATCTCCTAAAAAATATTTTTTATGTTTGCAAATTATCACCCCAACGTTGTCAAAATCTCGCGGGTTGATTGGATCCTCATCAATCTCAATTTCCAATTTCAAAAGTGTCCCGTTTTCAAAAGCTTCTTTAGCCTTCAATAAATTAACTTCATATTCTTGTTTTAGGGCGACCAACGTATTATTAAGTATTTTATTTTTCATTTTTACCGTTCCTATTTTAAATTTTGTAAGTGCTTTTAATTATTTTATAAAATTCTTGCTGCTCTAGTTTCTTGTCAAACTTGCTGGCTTGTGAGTCCAAAGCTAAAGCAACAGCCAAAAGGCAAGCCCCGCAAGCAATTATTAAAACCAACCCCGCGGCAAATATCCAGTTTTTATCCGGTGGGTTTAAATCGTCAAAATTTTGATCTAAAACGCGGTTGAAACGTTTTTTTTCTTCGAGGTGTCTTTTTAGTGGATTCGTTAAGATTTTCATTTCTTACCCCTGATTTAGTTGTTTTTTAAGTTTAAATGCTAAAATGTTTAATCAATTAATTTCTCTAAGCTCTTCAATTTCCGAGTCTGTCCAAAGTCTTTGCAAGTCTTCAAACTCTTTTTTACAAGCTAAATAAATTTGTTCTGCAAACTTGCTATCCGTATTGTAGCCATATTCGCTGCAAAAATCTTCGAGCGTCCCAACGTTATGCTTTGTCAAACACGCCAACACGTCGTAAACTGTTGGGGCTTCACCAATAGTTGATTTGTTAAGTGACTGCCCAAATTTAAAACTCATCTTGCGGCGGCCGCGCGCAAGCGTTATTTCGTAAATATCCCGCGTGGTTTTATCACCGGCAAAATGAAAATCATTTTTAATAAATTTAGTCTCGAAAGTAGCGCCCGTTTTAATGAGAAAAGCGTTAGCTTTAATTTGATGTTTTGACATAGTTTAAAGTTTTTTTTGTTATTGTTTGAAGAGAAAAGCCCTTCATCGTAACCCCGCGCGGTGCGGGGGTACTAGTAAGGCTTTTTTAAGATTGTTTTAATTGTTAAAAGTTTTAAAAATTGAAGCTCACCAATAATACTCTCCTCCTAGGAACAATTTTCTAAACCTTTCAATTTGCCGCTCTAAAAATAAAATCAGTTGGTCTAAATTTTCGAAAGAATATAAAATCTCAAACCCGCCGCAAATTCGCGCTTTGGTTCGTATGTGGAAAGCCCCGCCCAAATCGTGTTTGCTTTTTTCAATTTTTAATTCCAAAATCTCAAGCCCTAAATCGAAAGTTGAATTTAGTTTCTCAAATTTCTGAATAGTGTTAATTTCTTTTATCATTTCTCCCCGTTATTTTTAAGATTAAAGTTTTTTAAGGTTTGTGATTTTGAATGTAAAATCAGTATTGTGTAATAGTTTTAACATGTCAACAGTTTTTTTTTATTTATTTTTTAAGGTTTGTAATTTTGAATGTAAAACCAGTATTGTGTACTGGTTTTAACATGTCAATAGTTTTTTTTATTTATTTTTTAAGATACTAAAAAAAACTTTAATTGTTTTCAAAATTTATAAAACTTTTGCCGCGGCTTTGGTTCGATTTTGTAATGAGTTCACTAGCAGCTAAAATCAGGAATTACAACAGCTTTCGCCAGCTTTAACTGCATCAAGTGCTAGGTCTGTAATGTATTTACGCGACAAATTGCATTAAATACTTATAAAAACATATGTTAGTTGTTTATTACTAGTTCACCAAGAGTTCTATAAACGGTATACCTATACTGTAGAAAGTTAAAAGTTTTTGAAACTGCTACCACACGCGTTACACTTCCCCCCCGCGCCTACAACCGCAAAGGCGCGGACTGTATCGAGTCGCTTTTTTGTGATAATAGTTATCACCGCTCCCGCCGCTTACGCGCTCTAAGCCCCAAAGGCGTAAGGCGTGCTAAAAACTGGCACTCATTACACACATTACACACATTACACTTTGACAGCCCCTTAGGGGGCGTAAGGTTCGTGAATCCGCTAGGCTGTAGGCTCCCCAATAACGCAGCGCCCGCCGCTTAGGGGGTGTAGGGTTCGTAAAACCGCTAGGCTGTAGGCTCCGCAACGGCTGAAAAAGGGGGTGGGGGGCGTAAATTGCGGCGGCGGCGCGTGCGCGCGCAAACGTTCCAACAGTGTACCCGCCACAACGGCTATAATCTGTACACAGTTATTGATTGACAAATTTTTTTTTTTAAAGAAAATTCAAAAAATTTTTAAAAAAAATCATAAAACTTTAACCTATGTTATATTTAGACGACGATTTATTAGCGCCTTTGGATTCTTTTGAGCTTTTAGAAAACGAACCCTTAAAACCTTCTCGGCAAGTTGTAGAAAAAGCTAACAATATTTTAGCAGATCTACTTAAACGAGAACCTACGCCAGTGCGAACTGATTACAAAAAATTTGACCCGCTCAATCAAAAATTAAGCTCAAATTTTAACCAGCCAGAGTTTGCCAATCCAGTCGAGTTAGTAGAAAAAATTGATTTATATTTTCAAGAAGTAGAACACGCGGATCCCAATAAACGAATAGAGCCTTCAACAGCTAGTTTAGCCTTACACCTTAATATGAGCCGTAAAATGTTAAACGCTTGGGAAGAAAAACCAGTTTATGGCCCAATAATTTCAGCGGCAAAAACCAGAATTGAATCATATTTATCAAGCCGATTAATCGATGGTCGCCCAAATACGGGTGGCGTAGCATTAGTTCTCAAAAACGATTTTGATTGGCGAGAAAAACAAGAACTTTCTGGGGAACTTACTTTTTCAGTGACCAGACAAATGTTCACTGACCCGATTAATGCCCATACAATTAAAGGTGAGATAGAAAATGCCTAAAATCACAGTGCCATACAACTGGAAACCTCGAAATTATCAAATGTCGACTTGGGCAGCGCTTGAAGCAGGCATAAAACGAGTTGTTCAGGTGTGGCATCGACGCACGGGAAAAGACCTTTTTGATTTAAATTGGCTTATTTCGGAAGCTGTAGAAAAACCCGGCACTTATTGGCACATTTTCCCCACATACAAGCAGGGAAAAAAAGCAATTTGGGACGAATCCACAGTGGACGGTCGCAAATATTTAGATCACATACCACAACAGCTTATTACGTCTAAAAACGACCAAGAAATGAAAATTAAACTGGTCAATGGGTCGGTCTATCAAATTATCGGAGGCGACGACCCAGACGCACTTCGCGGCGCAGGGATTAAAGGCGCAATTGTGTCAGAGTATGCAGAACAGCGACCATCGCTTATCGACTTGATAGAGCCAATGTTGCTAGCGACCAAAGGGTTTTTACTCGTGAACTTTACGCCAAAGGGGAAAAATCACGCGTACAGGCTTTATGAAATGGCGAAAACAAACCCGAAGTGGCATGCGTCGCTTTTGACGGCAAATGACACTAAAGGGCAAGTTTTTACTGAAGAAGATTTGCAAGAGCTGAAAACGCGGCACATATCTGAAGGCAAGTCTTTAGCTCTATTCGAGCAAGAATATTATTGCTCTTTTGAAGCTCCGATTGACGAAGCTTATTACGGCGAACAACTCGCAGCTGCGAGAAAAGAAGGTAGAATTTGTAGAGTACCGCATGATCCAAATTTGCCAGTGCAAACAATTTGGGATATTGGATATTCAGACACTACTTCAATAATTTTTACGCAAGTCCCAAAATTTGGGTCTGAAGTTCGCATTATCGACTATTACCAAAACAGTAAAAAAGGAATGGAACACTACGCAAGAGTGTGTAAAGCAAAGCCCTATATGTACTCAAGCCACAACGGGCCTCACGATTTAGCAAATGGTGTTTTTGCCACGGGCGAGTCAACGTATGAAACGGCTAAAAAACTTGGAATTAACTTTGATATTGTGGCAAAAACCCCAGTGCAAGATGGCATTAATGCTTTAAGGGCATTGTTTCCAAGATTGGTTTTTGACGAAGAAAGTTGTAAAGATTTGATCGCGGCTTTGGAAGCTTACGCATCGAAATTTGATGAAAAGAAAAACGATAGGGGGGCAAAACCATTACATAATTGGGCATCACATGCCGCAGATGCTGCAAGGTATTTAGCCGTGCATTTTTCTCGAATGAAAACTCAGCTTGACAATTTACAGCCACTTCAATTAACTGCGGATTACTTTGATTAACTTAAAATCTTTCAAACTATGGGCAAATCAAATCCACTTAGACCAATCAGCGATGTGTTAGAAGGCACGGTTAGGGCTGTAAAAGAGAACCCAGAAAAACTAGCTCTTACTTCAACCTACATTGGGTATGAAGGAATTAAGCAATTGAATAAAGAAGCTGAAAGAAGCGCGGCTAAACAAATGGCAGGAGCACAAAAAGACGCAAGGGCTATTACCGAAAACCTTTTAATAGCCAATGAGTCTGTACGCGCTCAAAAAGAAAAAGCCAGAAAACAAACAATTTTTGGCGGAAGCACTGATGCTAATTTATTCAATAAATCATTAATTGGATCTTCTACTACTGCGGCAGCAGGCACTCAACGATCAATTCTTGGAGCTTAACAATGGCACAAAGACCACTAACAGCCGCTGATCTTTTAAGACGTACCCAGCAAATAAAAGCTAATCGAAGCAATTTTGAAACATTGTGGCAACAATGCGCGTCTTATCTTTTACCAAGAAAATCTGACATTATAGAGACAAAATCTAAGGGTCAAAACCAGATGGCGAGGGTGTTTGAAAGCTCGCCAATTGCAGATGCACAAGAACTTTCAATTTTATTGCATGGTATTCTTACGAATCCAACGTCGAAATGGTTCGGAATCGAAACAGTTGACCCGGATTTGAACGCGAAAACTAATGTTTCTAAATGGCTTTCAGAAGCCCGTGACATTATGTTTTCTAAGATGTATCACCCAAAAGCTCGTCTCACAGAGGCTCTTCAAGAATGGTATTTAGACCAAGTAGTTTTTGGTGCAGCAGGGCTTCAAACTGACGCAGCAAAAGATTCAGATTTAGTTTACATGGCACGTAACGTAAAGAATCTTTACGTGGCTGAAAACGAGTTTGGCTTGATAGATATGGTCATTCTTACTTTTAAGATGACAGCCCGCGCAGCAGTCGAAAAATGGGGCGACGCACTATCAGAAAAAATTAGAGAAAGCGCTGAAAAAAAACCGTTTGAAGAATTTGATTTTGAGTGGCACACGTTCCCAAGAAAAGATCGGGACAAAGAAAAACTTACACCAGAAAATTTGCCAATTGCCAGTATTTTTGTTGATTGCAAACATAAAGTAATCATTCAAGAAGGCGGGGCGTACACTCCACCAATCGCAGTAGGACGTTGGGAAGTTACAGAAGGCGAGGTCTACGGTCGGTCTCAAGGCATGATTGCGTTACCAGACGTGTTGCAATTGAACCAAATGTCTCGCGACGTAATGCGAGCAACCGAAAAATATCTAAAGCCGCCTTTGCAAGTGGTTCATGACATGGTGCTTGGGAGAATTAATCTTTCAGCCGGTGCGCTTAATATGCTTAAAGTAAATCCGATTACGGGTGGTAAAGGTATTGAGCCAATTCAGACTGTTGGAAATATTCCAGTGACGCTTGAAATGATTCAAAGAAAAGAAGCAAATATTCAGCGCACTTTCTTTTTGGATAGAACTAAAACTTTAGCAGACCCGCGCGCCACACTTGGACAGGTTCAGTTAATCGAGATGCAAAAATTAAGAATTATGGCGCCGATGCTTGGTCGTCTTTTGTCAGAAGGCTTGGAGTCAATGCTATCAAGAACTTTTGATATTCTTTTTAGAAAATCTTTTAATATCATTTCAACAGATGCTGAAGGTAATAACACGTTTGAGCTTTTATCTGACGCGGTTTTTCCAGAAATGCCAGACGAACTAAAAGCTGGGCCAGCGCTTAGAATAACATATCAGAGTCCAGTAACTCAAGCGCAGCAACAAGCAGAGCTATCGTCAATAAACACTTGGTTAGCCGACGTTATGGCTGTTATCGGAGTTTATCCACAAGCAGCGGATTTGATTGACATTGACCAAGTAGTACGTAAAAAATTTAGAATTTTGGGTCTTGATCCCAAGCTAATCAATGACGACGAAAAAGTTGCACAAATTCGTGAACAGAAATTACAAGCTCAAGAAGCTGCTCAAGCTAAAGAAGATGCAGCGGCTTTTGTAGAAGGAGCTTCAACAGCTAAAAAAGCGGGGCTCGGACAGTAATGATAAAACCAATTTTCAAAAACAGAAAAGAACAATTAATTGCATTTAAGGAAGTTTTTGGCACCCCAGACGGTAAAAAAGTTTTGCAATTTATTGGTGAACTTTGTGGTAAAGATTTAAACTCTTTTGACACGGATCCACTTATCATGGCGTTTAGAGCAGCAAAACGAGATGCTTATTTAGAAATTCAGCGGTTAGTTGACCATGAGATAGTAATCACTCATAAAAACAAAGCTGCCGATTCGGATCAACTTCAGACTTCGGTTGATGAAGAAGAGATTGATCCGCTTGATTAACAATAAAAACATTAAAGGATATGAGCACAGAAATTGAAAACGGTGGCACCGCGCCAGCAGTAGCTGCCACACCAGAAAATAATAGCCAAAACTTGGGAAACCCTGCCAGTGTTGAATCGCCGCAAAGCACTAGTGGCGCGGCTTCAAATTGGCGCGAAGCATTAGCCGAAGAATATCGTGCAAATAAATCCATTCAAAATTATAAAAGCATCGATGACTTAGTAAAAAGCCATTTGCACTTAGAAAAAATGCTTGGGTCAAAAGCTACCCCGATTATCGGAGAAGAAGCTAAAACGGTTTATGAAGCTGATGCTTACAAATACAATGCAGAAGAAGGTAAGCCTGCTGTCACACCGGAAATTTTTGATAGAGTTTCTGCAAAAGCAGCCGCTCTTCAAATTCCGCCAGCCCAATTTCAAGAATTGATAAATGAATTTTTAGGCGCGGAAAGCGAACTAGCTGAAGCCGGAAAAGCGGCTGAGGCTACCGAATTAAAAAGCGCCGAAGATTCTTTAAAAAAAGAATGGGGTGCTAATTTTGACGAAAATATCACAAACGCACACAAAGCTTTTGAACTTTTTGCCACACCAGAGTTAAAAAAAGAAGTTTCAAATTTGCCTGTGGGTGTTAAGACCAGCATTACTAAGATGATGTCTAGCATTTACAGCAAAATTGGAGAAACGTCTTTGCAAAAACAAGGTAGTGAAAAAAATAGCTTGACACCAGAACAAGCCACTGCAAAAATCCACGAAATTAGAAACAACCCAGAACATCCTTACCATAAAGGCGACCAAGCAGCGAGAGCTGACATGGCAAACCTTTATTTGGCAGCAGACGGGAAAGAGTAGTTGTTTCGCAAGAATTATTAATTTGATTTAGAATTGTCCGCTAATTGCGTGGGTAGCTGGCATCAGTCCATAAAAAATTAGAAGGGTAGCGATGAGAAAATCGAAAAATATCTAATATAATCGAATGTGATTACATTAAAATTTCTCTATTATTTTTTGTTATTTTTTAAAATTTTTTAAGGTATTATTATATGGCTTTAGACACACAAAATCAGGTGCACATTAAGCAGTTTTCTGATGACATTATCCACGCAGTTCAACAAAAAAATTCACGCTTAGACGGGACTGTTCAAAGAAAAATAGGCGTTTCAGCTGAAGAATTTTATTTCAACAAATTGGGCGCATTAGAACTTCAAGAAAAAACTCAAAGATTTTCTCCGACCCCGATTGCAGACCCTCAACACTCTAAACGTAAAGTTGTTCCGACATCTTTCCACCAAGGCGTTTTGGTTGATGACTACGACCAAGCAAGAGCGTTAGTAACTTTGCAACCTAACTACATGGAAGCTTTGAAATATGCGGCAATGCGTAAAAAAGATGAAATTATCATCAGCGCACTTGGCGGTTCAGCTTACGAAGGTAAAGATGGCACAACTCCAGTCGCGTTACCGTCTGCTCAAAAAATTGTATCTTCTTCAGCAGGTATGACTTTGACAAAATTGTTGACTACCAAAGAGATTCTTGATGGTGCAGACGTGGACGAAGAAATCGCAAGACACATCGTTTTGTCTTCAAAACAATTGACCAATCTTTTCAACACAACTGAAATTAAAAACGCAGACTACAACACTGTGAAAGCTTTGGCTGAAGGAAAAATTGACACTTTCTTAGGTTTCAAATTTATCCGTTCGCAAAAACTTTTAACTAACGCCTCTTCAGAAAGATTGTGCTACGCGTACACTCAAAACGCTTTAGGGCTTGCCATTAACAAAGATATGGTGACTGAAGTTGGTAAAGACGCGAGCAAATCATTTGCGACAGTAGGCTACATCAAAATCGACATGGGTGCTACCCGCGTTGAAGATAAAGAAGTTGTAGAAATTGCTTGCACTGAATAATAATTTTTTAACTTAATTTTTTGGAGAAATCTATATGGGATTTGTAAGATCAGACAGCATTAACGTAACTGGTTTAGATTCAGTTCCACCAGTAATGCCTTCGTCTAATAACAACGGCGCGGACATTAAACATATTCGCGGCCAAGTTGCTATTTTAGCAGCTGATGCGGACACTAATGAGTTTCGCATGGCGAGATTACCTTCTAACGCGGTTATCAAAGACATCAAAGTTTTATGTGACGCTATCACTGGTGGCACAGACTATGATCTAGGTGTGGCTTATCCAATAAGCAAAGGCGGCGCGACTATTGTCAAAGATTGCTTAATGGATGGACAGACTTTAGCCACAGCTTCTAAAGTTCTTGACGGTTTTTCAAAACCAGCCATTGAAAACCGTTTTAAACAACTTTGGGAACTTGCAGGTTTAGCATCTGACCCAAATCACAATTTGGACATTGTTTTAACTGGCAACACTATTGGCACTGCTGACGGTGACGTAGTTATCGAAATCCTTTACACTATGAAGTAAGACAGAATACCTGCGTAAAAAACAGGTAGGGCTGGTTCGGTTGTAATCCTCATATCGCCGAACCAGTTTTAAATTTCAATAAACAATCCCTTATGGCCATTTCTAAAACAGATATCGCAAATAAAACGTTAGGTCATCTTGGACAGGATCCCATAATTGATTTGGATTCGGATCAGAGCGTTAAAGGTTCAGCTATTCGTGAAGCTTACGACCAGACCTTAAAAGAAGTTTTGCGAGACTTCGATTGGAAATTTGCCACATTTAGAAAAGATTTAAACGCGGATGGGTCTTATACCGCTGCGGACTTCTCTTACAGATACATTTTACCCACCAACCCAGAACTTTTACGGTTTTTAAACATTGTCACGGATACGAGAATAGCTTACAGCTTAGAAGCTGGCTACCTTTATACCAACCTATCATCAGTACGCATCCGGTATATTGGTAAAGTTACAGACCCTAACCAATTCGATGCAACTTTTGTTGAAACTTTTGCTTTAAAATTAGCAGCAGTTCGTGGGTATAAGATAACGGGCAACCAAGAGTTAGCGGATGGGTTTTTAGCAAAGTACGAAAAGCTAAAAATGGACGCTCAAACAAATGACTCCCAAGAAAAACAGCAAACATACCAAGATGATAGTCAATGGGAAGCCTCTCGCGATAGGGGTTCAATAGGATTCTTAGGAAACTATGTCTAAGGGAATTAGGGTTTCAACATTACAGACAAATTTCACCGCAGGAGAACTTAGTGATTTCATTGACGGTCGCATTGATTATCCACCGCTTTCATCGGGCGTAAAACTTGCAGAAAATTTTATCGTATTACCTGAAGGGGGAGCTTTTAGGCGCAAAGGTTCGCGCTTAGTCGCGCCTGCTTTTAGTGATTCAACAAAATCGCGATTGATCCCGTTTCAATATAATACCGAGCAGACCTACGCTTTAGAATTTGCAAACAATAAGTTACGATTTTTTACCAATAAATCCCGTCTTGTAGAAGCTGCAAAGACTATTACCGCTATAAGCAACGCTAACCCAGCTGTGGTTACTTCAGCCGCTCACGGGTATTCTGATGGTGACGTGCTCGATCTCGGGGCAATACTTGGCATGACTGAACTGAACGGGAAAGAAGTTACGGTTGCTGGGGCCACTACAAACACCTACCAACTTTCTGGCATAAACACTACCTCTTACGGTGCTTATATTTCTGGGGGGACTGCCCAGCGCGTTTATCAAATCACTACGCCGTATCCAGAAGCGAATCTTTTTAGCTTAAAAAAAGCGCAAAAGAATGACGTTATCTATCTTGTAGATGGCGCTCACTGGCCTCAAAAATTAGTACGCCTAAGCAATCTATCTTGGGACATCGCAGACGTTGAGTTTATTAAAGGCCCGTTCATGGCTCAAAACATTGTCAGTACGGATAAACTAAAAATAAACGGCACTTTTTCAGAAGGCGGCAGCGTTACAATGACAGCGACGGGAGGACACACACCGTTTCAATCGGGGCATGTTGGGTCTTATTGGAAACTTGCATCCGATTCTGCGGCGTCTCACGTAGCCTATGTGAAAGTGACAGCTTTCACAAGCTCAACACAGGTGACAGCTATTGTCATGTTTGAAGCTGTACCAGCCGCGTTACACAATTCAGATACTCAATACTGGAACGAAGGCAGTTTTAGCTCCGTTCGAGGATTCCCAAAAGCAATTACCATGCACGAAGCTCGTTTAGTTTTAGCTGGCACAACTTCAGAACCAAATAAAATTTGGCTAAGTGTTAGCAATGGGGATTTTGAAAATTTTGAAACTTCACCGATAGATGTTACCGCAGCTTTTGACATTACTGCAAATTCAGGAAATCAGGATGGCATTGAATGGTTAGTTTCCGATCAAGTGCTTTTCGTAGGAACATCAAACACTATTTTTAGGGTGAGATCTTCCACAACAGGGTCTGCCATTTCAAACAAAGACGCGGACATTAAACCTCAAAGTCGCTTTGGAAGTTCACCAATACAGCCCGCATTTGTAGGGGAATCCCCTTTTTACATTGAAAGAGGTTTAACCAAAATTAGGTCACTGGGATTTAGTGTAGCCCAAGATAAATATAGTGCAAGCAACGCCACGATTAGATCTCGACAAATAACTGGAACTGGAATTAGACAAATAGAATATTTGCAGAACCCAGTATCAATGTTATTAGCGGATCGAATTGATGGGCAGTTAGCGTCTTTAACTTATGAGGAAGAGCAGCAAGTTTTTGCTTGGAGCCGTCAAACCACAAACGGAGAGTTTGAAAGCTTAACTATTTTACCTACGCCAAACTCAGTTGACACCATATATCTAGCAGTAAAGCGAACCGTCAATGGCGTAACAAAACGCTTTATCGAAACAATTGATTTGACGCTAGAGAATACTGATGAGGAATGCTTCTACGTTGATTCTGGCTTGACATACAACGGCACAAAAGCCACGACATTAACTTTATCGGCTATTACAGGGTCGAGTGTAACTGTGACTGCGGGGGCTTCAACTTTTGCTGCAACTGATGTGGGTAAATTTATCCACCAATTAGGTGCTCTTAGAGGCCGCGCGGAGATCACAGCATACACCAGTGCAACCCAAGTAACAATAAAAGTTATCGAAGATTTTTCAGCTATGGCTTTAGCTGCAAATGCTTGGGGCGTAGCTGTTTTAACTATCACTGGATTAGATCATCTCGAAGGAGAAACCGTAGATATTTTTGCGGATGGAGCAACTTTACCAACTGTGCGTGTCGAAAACGGTTCCGTAACTTTTGCTGAAGGGTCTTTGGCTGGAGTTGTAGTTCATGTGGGCTTAAATTTTATATCTAGGATTCGCCCCATGGTAGTTGACGTAGGATTTGCCGCGCCCTCTGGTGTAAATTCAGTACACAGTAAAAAGAAAAAATTAGGGTTAGGCTATGCTTTATTTTATGAGACACGAGGAGGATCAATTGAAATAGCAGGTAGAGCAACTTTGGCTGGGGATATAATTATGCGTTCCCAATACGATGCAATTAATAAAGGTGTGCCACTTTTTAGTGGGTTTAAAGAATTAAATATAAATAGCGATACCGATAAATTACCTGTCTTTGACATTGTGCAAAAAGAACCTCAACCTATGCACATAAAGACTTTAACGACTAATATCGAAGTAAATGATTAACGTAAAAATAATCCCTTTTGCCGTTGACCACGTGGATTTAATTAACCATAAAATCAAATACCCAAATATTGCAGAACTAAAAAACGAAATTTTTATTTGCGAAGACATTGGAGAAAAAGGCGTTACCTGTTTGATCGATGATAGAATTATTTTTAGCTGCGGGTTAAAGCGGATCAACGCTGGAGTTGGTCACGTTTGGGTAGTACCAAGCATTTATTGTAGCACATATAAGGTAATCACTTATAAGACCATAAAAAATTTGCTTGAAAAACACGCAAAGGAGTTCAGATTACACAGAATTCAAACTACAATTGAACCAGAATTCGTTAAATGGATCGAATTTTTAGGCTTCGAGAGAGAGTCAGTTTTGCGGCAAGTTAAAGCTGACAAGACTGATTTGTTTTTTTATACAAAATTTTATTAGAGAAAGATTATGGGGGCAGCCGCGATAGTGATGGGGACAATGCAAGTTGCCGGAGGAATATATTCTGGCATCGAGGCAAATAAAACGGCAAAGAAACAAGCTGGTATTTATGATAACCAAGCCAACGCCGAACAAGCCGCGGGAGCGTTTCAAGAAATGCAAACTGCGCGAGATTTTGACACTCTTTTAGGTGAGCAAAAATTAAGTTTTGCGGCTTCTGGTCGCGAATTAGAAGGCTCACCTTTGCTAATTCTTGACCAAACTATCCGGGATAAAGAAACAGAAATAGCGAATATTCGTAGTAATACTACTCAAAAAGTTTCTCAATTGCGTTCCGCAGCAAAAGAAACTAAAAAAGCGGGTCGCAATGCACTTACTTCAAGCATTATTGGCGCGGTAGGATCCGCGGGTAAAGCTTACGGGTCATATAAACAGTCACAAAACCCTACTTTTAGAACTGTCTTAGGCGCAAATTCGGGGGATCAATAATGGTAGCAATTCCACTTTCACCGGGGGCAAGAGTAGCACCTCAAGCAGCCCCAACATCAGTAGCTCCAATCAACCCCACTGCGATTGGCAACGCCATTTCTGAGTTAGGTCAAGTCGGGATGGAAGTTTCAGCAGATCGAATGGCTTTTGAAACCCGCAGAAATCAAGCTTTGCAATCTGCAAAAGTCATGGATTACTCAACACAGATTCAAGGCATCGATAACGATTTTGAATTGCAAGCTCAACAAACGCCTTCGACACCGAGTGCATTTCAAGGTATGACTAACAAATTGCAAACTGCTCGCCAGAAAAGCGTTGAAGAGTTGTTGGCAAATGAACAAGACCCTGTGGTGAAAGATTTAGCTTTACGCAGTGCCAACGCTCAAGCCGTTCAACTTAAAGATAAATTTAATCGGTACCAATTAACAAAAGAAGCTGAGTACGGTCAACACGTCATCACAACTAAACTAGATAAAATCGGAGAAGAATTAGGGAGAGCTTCTAGCACAGCAAGAATTGGGCAGCTACAAAAAGAGATGGACTCAACTTTAAAAGCTGGGCTGGCATCTCGGTACATTAACTACAATTTTATCGAAGCATACCAAGATAAAGTGAAAAGAATTAACGCGGCTAGGGAAGCCGAGTTTGCTCAAAGAGCCGCTTTAAATTCATATCTTGATGGTTCGGCTTTCGCAGACCCAAATAATCCTAAAGACAAAGCCTTAGTGAATGGGGCGTTTGACCGCATGATTAAATCTAATGATCCAAATCTACAAGCTCAAGCTGTTGAGCTTTCTGCACGCACTGGCATTGTTCCAGCGCAATTAGTTTCTACAGTTTCAGGCCGCTTAACTGTTGGGAATACTCAGCAAAAAGTTCAAGCAGCACAAATTATTTCCCAATTAATTACAAAAAATCCACGTTTGGTTTCTGCGTTTCCCCAAACTATTCAAGCGCAAGCTTTAGGTATTAACCGCAATATCGAAGCAGGCGTACCAGCAGAACAAGCTATTGCATTTTCCGAAAAAAATTTAGATCAAAATAAAAGTTTTGACCGAGATAGAAAAGAGCAAGCTTTCCAAATGGATAACTCAAAAAAATTGAGGGAAGCAAACATTGCGGATTTAAAATCTGAACTTTCAGACATACCTTTTAGCATTAAGTCCGCAGAAGTTCCCGATGCGCTTGTTGGTCAGTACGAGCACTTAACTAAAGAATTTTACATGAATACTGGTGCGAGCTACGAAGACGCTACCGCTCATGCGAAAGCAATCATAAAATCCCAATGGAAGATGACAGACATTGGCGGTAAGCCTAAATTACAGAGGTACGCCCCAGAAGCTATGTACCCATATGGGTCATCGACTAAATGGATTAAAACACAATTGCTCGATACTCTTTCTGGTAAGCCAGACATTGAAACTCAACCTTCAGGCTTAATCGAACGTGGTAATATTGATTTGTCAAAAAGAATTCCGCTAAAAAATGAAGACGGAACTGTCTCGCCTTTAAAGAGCATTTCAATTGAACAAGACGGCAACATAGTTTTGATTCCGACTATCCAAGACGGTAAGCGCATGACCGACGCAGAAGCTATTCGGTACTACCAAAAATCTGGGCAGAATTTAGGGGTTTTTGAAACCGAAGCGGACGCTGCAAGATATGCAAAGCGGGTTTCTAAATTTGAAGATCAGAGATTTAAAAGCGGCGCAAAAACCTCATTTTTGGGAGAAGGAAAATTTATTGCGGATGCCCCAGCTCGTCCAAATTATTTTTTGGATAAAACGCCAGAAGAAATTAATTCTCAAATTGAATTAGTCGTTGACCCACAATCTATTTCTACAAACCGCCCAAGTTATTTAATCACTCGGACTGTAGATGAATACGGGCTTAAAGATGTAATCCGAGATGAAAATAACCAACCGCTTCGCTTTACACCAGATTTTACTAAAACCGAAGAATATAAAAATTCTCGTGCGGCTAGAGAAACTTTAAGTGTTTCACCAGAAGTTTTTGCTGAAAAATTATATCAAAAACGAAAAGGTAAAACCGAATTGGATTTAGGCAATGCTCGTAATGTAAGTCTAATTGGCGGAGGAGCTTTTAGATAATGACTAAAAACTTTCAAGAACTTGATTCAGTAGAAGTAGATAATTTAGAAACTTCGCAAGATAGTGATAACTTTTTGAGCGGAAATTTAAACTTAAAACCCCAACTGTCTTCGCGCTTAGTATTGGACAAAGCTTTAAACAAAGATACTCAGCAGGCGTACAATCGGGTTGTCAACACTCAGAAAAACGAGATTGCAAGAGCTAATCCGCCAGAACCTGAAAAAATCCCGTTTAATGAAACTTTTGGCGCACAGCTATTAGACACACCCGTTGCCAATTACGCGGCGCGGCTTCTTAACAGTGAGTATTTAGTGGATCAAGAGAATCCAAATTACACTGCGTACCCAGAAATAAAAGGCACGGAATATGAACAGTATTGGGAAGAATTTTTAGTTGCAAATGGACCCGAAGACACTACAAGACTTAAGCGTAAAATTGATAGAGAAAACGCGGTGCGGGATACATTAGCCTCATCTTCAATAGCAACTAATTTAGCTGCGGGTATTTTAACTTTACCACTCGACCCAGTGAACTTGATACCCGTTGGTGGGGCAGCATACAAAGCTACAAAAGCTGGTAAATTTTTTGCTGGTGCGGGTAAAACTGCAACAGCTGGTTTTCTTTCTACAAGTGTTTCTGAGGCCGCGCTTCAAGCAGATCAAATTACAAGAACTGCAGAAGAGTCTGTAGCAAATATCGCTGCAGGTACTGTTTTATCGGGCGTTCTTGGCGGAGCAGCCAGCTTACTTTCTAAAGAAAAATTTAATAAATTGGCTTTAGAAACTCAAAAAAATATTCAAGACGAAGGACCCGTTTTTGGTTTTAACGAAAAAGGTGATTTACTACAAAGTGATCGAGACGGGGGACTTATGCGAGGTAGCGTTGGCGCAATGCGATCTCCAATTCCACGCAGTCAAAGAACTACCGCGCAAGACGAAGCCCTTTACGCAGGTAGAGGTAAGATTGCCGGAGGAGTTGCTTTTCTCTCCAGAAAATTAAGTCCAATTCAGGAAATATTAAACACCGATGGGGTGATTGGCAAACGAGCCATGCAGGGCTTGGTTAAAAATAATATGTTCACCAATAAAAATATCGAAGGCGGTATAGCTAACGCCATTTCTACAGAAAATGCTTTACACCTTTACGATGCTGGGTTGGCGTATGCCATAAAAGACGGTCGCGCTAATTATAAAAAATTCAGCGACGGTCTTTTAGAGCAACAAGGTAAAAGTAAATTTTTAGCGCCATTCAACATTAAAGCAGCTATGTTGCGCCACGATGAATTTAACTCTAAGGTTTATGACGCTTTAATTAGCGGCGATGTTCATGAGATACCAGAAGTAGAAGCCACTGCTAAATCTTATCGTAAAAATGTTTTTGAACCAATTAGAAAAAAAGGGATTGAGGCTGGAATTTTTGACGAAGATGTTTCGATCGAAAATGCCACCAGCTACTTGATGATCCAGTATGACCGAAATAAGATAATTGCACAAGAGCCAGAGTTTCGCAAGTTTATAGCAAAACAAGTTGAAGAAAATTTGATACCGAAAATCCAAAAAGATCACGCTGATCGGCAAGCGTCTTTAACTGCAAAATCTCAAGCAACTTTTAACCAAATAAAAATTTTAGAAAAAGAACTTGGAGATATAAAAGATCAAAACGAACTTGCGGCAAAAGCTAAAGGTAAAGCCGAGAGAAGATCAGAGACTTTATTTTCGCAAGCCGCTGGCGACACTCCTTTAAAAGATGAGGACCTAGTTAGAATTTTAGACTCATATAAAGCTGCGGCAAAAACGATCCGAGAAGAAGCTAAGCCAAAAAATCTGACTGATTTTATCCGTTCGCGCGGAGGAATTTTTGATAAATCCGGCAGGGTTAATGCTCTTTTTTCTGCGCGAAATAGAAAACCAAATGGCGTTACTGCAAAAGAAAAAATTTCTGACATTAACGGCGAAAAAGTTAATTCAGATATGAAGACTATCATTGACCACGCTTGGCGCGAAGGGTATTTTCCCGAGTACGACGCGCCACCAAAAACTATGGATTTTTTAGCGGCTTTAGAAGATGAACTCGACGGCGTGGATATTCGCTACACAGCAAAAGATTTAGATGCTGTGGATAAAATCCAACAAGCAAAAGAATTTTTAAATCAAGTCGGCGATTTCGGTATTGACATTGGTAAAATTAAAGACGCTAAAACGCTGCGCGAAACTCAGATCGGCGGCAAATCTTTTAAAGATATTTTGCTAAAAAAAGAAATTTCAGTTTTGAAAAAAAGATTAGCTGAAATTGACGGCAAAATTTCAGAACGCCGAATTAAATTTGACGCTGTTCTTGGAGATGACCCGATAACATATGCCGAAGAAATCACTAACGAACTTGTAAGAAAACTCCGCAACATAGAACATCAAGGGGTGATAATGCCTTATGATATGAAAATTGGAGTCAGAGGCCCCGCAAAAGAGCGCACTTTAAATTTTATTAAACATTCTGATTTAAAACCTTGGACGGTTCAAAACGTAGAAAAACTTGCTCGTGATTACACTAGAATTTTAGGCACTGACATAGAGCTTTCAAAAAGGTTTGGAGATTTAAATTTAGAAAAAGTTCAAGCTGAAATTTCAGACGAATATGACGTTTTGCGCGCAAAATCGCCAACTGAAAAAGATCGTTTGCGTTTAGATAAGCAAGAACGCGAAGTCAAACAAACGCTCATGGATTTAAAAAACATTGTGCGGGGGAATTATGGACGCGTAGATCGACCAGATTCTTTTTGGCCGACTGTCGCAAGAACTTCACGTAATATGGCGTATGTTCAAAAAATGGGTTCGGTAGTTCAAGCATCTTTAATAGACCCAGTTCATTTAATTTTTAGACACGGACTCGGTAGATTTTTGAACACTGGGTTGAAACCGTTAATCTTTAATCTCAAAGGTTTTAAATTAGCCTCAAAAGATACGGCTTTTATAGGGCAAGCTTCGGAGGCAATTTTACACTCAAGAGCAAGCAGCTGGAGCGATTTTGGCAACCCATATTCTTCTAAATCTAAATTGGAAAATCTGTCGATTTCTTTAGTAGATACCATGAGTAAATTAAATTTACTAAATGTGTGGACAGACGCGACTAAAAAAATAGCTTCGGTAATGTCGCAGCAAAGAATTTCTGAAGAAGTAGTCAAGCTTGCAAAATTATATGAAGATCAATACTTTGAATTAGGGCAGGGGTTAAAAGATGTTGATTTAAGTAAAAGCCCAATTACAAAAAAAAGTAGAGCCTATTTAGCTTTATTAGGGATCGACGAAAAAAATGTCAGACAGATTGTGGGGGAATTACAAGATCATTCTACTAAAATAAATGGGCTGACCATCCTTAACCTTGAAAAATGGACAAGTCGCGACGCAGTAGATGCTATGTCCAACGCTTTAAACTTAGACATTGATAGTTCGATTATAACTAGGGGTATTGGGGAAGTGCCGACTTTAATACACACTGAAATCGGTAAAACTTTTCTGCAATTCAAATCATTTTTACTTGCGGCAAACCAACAGATTTTAATTCGTGGACTGCAACAAGCTGACGCCGCAGTATTGCAAGGCATAGTTTCTATGGTTACAATGGGGATGCTTGTATCTTATCTTCAGAAAATAACTAAAGGCGAAGAGATTTCTGACGACCCAGCGGTTTGGCTCTACGAAGGGGTAGATCGTTCAGGACTTCTGCCAATCATAATGGAAGCGAATGGCTATGCCGACTTAATGGGCGTTGGGATCGGCAATGCTTTGGAAGTCCGAGAGCCAAGTCGCCAGCCCGGCAGTGCCGTAATCAGTCGTGCTGGTGGCCCCTCTATCGGCATGGTTAAAGACCTTGGAGATCTAGGGGCGTCGACGGTTCGTAAAATAAAAGGTGATGGTGATTACACAGAATCAGACCAGCGTAAGGCGATTAAAATGTTGCCGTACAATAATCTTTTTTATTTACGCGGGCTGTTTTCACTGCTTGACGATTCAGAAAAAAGTGAGTAATTTTTAGGAATCATAAAATTTTTTCTTTAAAAACATGACCGTAACAAATGAAAATTCAAGAAATGATTACGTCTCTAACGGCTCCGCAGTAGAGTATGCTTTTACGTTTAAAATTCTCGATGAGCAAGACATCCAAGTCATCGTTTTGGATCTCAACGGAGTCGAAGAAGTTTTAACACTTACTACGGATTATACTGTCGATATTGACGAGGACACAGGGTTGGGGTCTATCACTCTAGTAACGGCGGTAGCCTCAGGTTTCGCGATTTCGCTCTTACGAAATATGGATTTTGAGCAAAACACCTCTATCCAAAATCAAGGCACGTCTCAATTCTCCGGTAAATCTTTTGAGCAAGCTTTAGATAAAGTCACGCTTTTGGCTCTTCAACTCAAAGAGAATATTGCACGTTCAATTCTTTTACCAAAAAGTTCTCAACTTACGGAGTTAGAAATACCCGTCAATTTAGCAAACGCAGGCAAAGCCGTTATTGTTAATGCCGCAGGAGATAATTTAGAAGTGAGAAATTTAATGGATATTTCTGCGGCGGCTTTTAGCTCCCTTGGGCTGGAGTTAGTAAATACAGCAACTGCTGCGGCAATGCGTACTCTTTTAGGTGTGCAAGCTTTAAATGCCACTCTTACGGATTTAGCCGCAAGAGTTGTCGGAAACTCTTCAGGGAATATCCCAGTAGTAGGTTCGCAAAGTGCAACTACTTCTTTAGCTGGTACTTCATTGTTATTGTCTCCAATCACAATCTCTAACAATGCAACTGATGCCAACAACGACATTGATTTTAGCGCAGGTGTTTTTCAATTTTCCGATGGTTCTGGTAGAGCTATAGCAACTGCAATGACAAAAAGATTAGATGCAAATTGGGTTGCTGGCACAAATCAAGGTGGATTAGACACTGGATCGAAAACTACTACAACTTGGTATCACTGTTACGCAATTTACAATCCAACAACTAAAACTAGTGATTTTTTATTTTCGACAGGTGCAACAGCCCCAACGGCTTTACCTAGCGGTTTTACTAAATACAAATGGGTCGGGGCAATTCTTAACACCTCTGGCAATGTCATTTTGCCTTTTATTCAAGACGGTAAAACAATCACCTACAATGCCGTTTTAATTTATGATAGCCCTGCAATCCCTACTACGCCTACCGCTGCAAGTTGCATTACCCCTCCGGGGATCAGGGTAAAGGGCTTATTTAACACTACTTTTGACACAAGCGCGCAAGTTCTCACCAACTTAATTTACACAGATCCTATGAAAACTTCTTTTTCAAGGATAGTAGCTGCAGGCACGCCATTTAATGCGGGCAGTAATTTTGAAGCTTTCACAAATTTTTCGACGTATATATTTTTGTCAAAATCGGATGCAAATGCTTTAGAAATTTGCAAAGTTTATAACTACGGATGGGAAATTCCTGATAATCTCTATTAAAATTTTATGAAATATTTAAGAAATCCTGAAACAAATCAAGTTGTAAAAGGCGAGGAATTCGGCTTTTTTTTCGATTCTTGGATAGAATTAACTCAAGAAGAAATCGACGCTTACGAATTAGCAGAAGCCAAAACAACTAAAATAACCCAATTAAAAGCCAATCGAAACGCAGCTTTGGAGAAACCTTACGCCGCGTGCAAAGCTTACGAATGGGATAAGCCCGAAATCGAAGAAAACGAAGTTTATTTTGAATTTAGTGTCGAAGCTACTGGCATTCAATTAACCGAGCCAAATACAATTATTTTTGGTGCATCATTGGGCAGCATTATAAAATATAGCTGCACAATTATCGAAGGTCAAAATAGGCGCGAGGGTTACGTTATTTTAGATCAAGCGGTTG